TTCCCGGTGGTTGCGAGATTCGACATGGCGGATGATCTCATCGACGGGAATGCCCGAGGCCGCACTGAGATCGTTGATGTCGGCGCCCAAGCCGAGCATCTGCCGCATGTACTCGAACAGAGCGGCGCGCTGGCGCAGCTCGTGCAGCGAGGCTTCGATCGCGCGGCCCGCGAGGGTCGCTACGACTTCAAGGTGCTCATTCATCGGGTCACGCTGGGTCATGTCACTCACCTGTGGCCAAGTATACACATCGGCTGGCTGTAGACAAGGCTACCCCGGAGCGTAGTCCACAATCATTCATAGTTGGGATCCCTGCACGGGGCTGATCTCGGGCAGATATGCCCACTAAGCCCTAGCTGCTCTCGCGTACGATGCGGCCGGAGAGCTGTGGCGATCTCTGTGGCCGAATCACCCCCGAGTAAGCGCGCGCCTCTGATCGAGGGCACGAAGATGCGGTGCCCACGGTGTAGCCGCCTCTTCAACATCCTCCAGTTCAAGCGCCTGGAGATCCCCACGGAGTTCGAGGACAACCTCACTCCTGTCTACAAGTGCCCCAAGGGCGAGCGCAATTCCGATGGGGAGCACGGCTGCGGATTCCTCTTTGCTCCTGCTGAAAGTGCCATCGAAGAGTGGCTGCGGCGCAAGAGTGATGTCGAGGAGTGGATCAGGACGAGGGAGAGTGATCGTGGCGACTGATGTAAAGGAGATCCTCGCGCAGAGCACGGCGCCGCCCCCGACAGATGGCAATTACCGCGAAGCCGAGACACAGGGCATCGCGTGCGCGTTCTGTCGGCACTTCCGGTCGACCGGCTTTGATCTGCGCGACGAGATCATGGTTCCGGGTGGCGATTGCTCGGTGCACGACACGCGCGTGAATGGCGTGATGGTCTGCGACTCCTTCGCCGGGCACGGCTCTGAGCCGCCAGTGCCGCCGCCGGAACCACCCAAGGAGGAGGCCCCGAACTGGGACTTCGCCGAGCAGCGCACCGCGATCGAGGTTCATCTCGCCGCCGCCGACGTGCGTGAGGACAGCGGCTTCATCGTCAAGGAGATCCTGCGCGCCGGTGAATGGCCGGTGATCCCGACCAAGGGTGCGATCGTCAACAAGCCGCTGAAGATCGCGCTCGACGGCGCCTCGTCCAAGGACGACGGGCTGATCTCCCTGTCCGAGCTGGTCGCGAACTTCAGGGCCAAGGCGATCCCCAACGTCCAGATCCCGCTCTCCGACGACGAGGACGACCACAAGAACACGACGCGGGTCAACACCGGCTTCGTGCGCGATCTGTGGCTCGACGGCGACCGGCTGGTGGCCAAGATGGAGTTCACGGAGCCCGAGATCAAGGACAAGGTGCTCCGTGGCACCTACGCCGATGTGTCGTGTGGGATTCCCTGGTCGGTCGTCTCGCAGGGCAAGAGGTACGGGGCGGCGCTGGAGCACGTCTGCATCACCAACCGCCCGTTCATCGACGGGCTGGGTCCGTTCCTGGCGGCTTCCGAGGGCCAGCCCATCGACGTGCAGCACTTCGGGACCGCGGAGCGGTCATCCGAGGCAGAAACCGAAGCCAAGCCTCGTGCTCAGACGAGCGGAAGCCCAGCTTCGGGCGACGCCGCGCTGGATCAGGCAAGGCGTCTGCGCGAGCTTCGTCTGGCGCAGCCAACTACTCATGTAGGAGGTCCGAACATGCCGCCCACTGGCATCGAGGCGCTGGATCAGCTTGAGCTTTCCGATGAGGCTCGTGTTGCGCTCCAGGGCATCCTCGATGAGAACGCCACGCTTCGCTCGCACAATCGCGCGAGCGATGCCGACAAGCGCATCGACGAGCTGAAGGGCCTGGGTCTTCAGGAGCGACCTGGCTTCCTCACGCTCTACCGGCAGATCTTCCTGTCGGACGACGGCGGCGCTGCCGTTGTGCTCCTGTCGGACTCCGGTCAGGAGAAGGAGCGGCTGTCGGCGCTCCAGATCCTCGATCGAGCGCTCGAAGCGCTCAAGGACAGCGACGGCAAGGTCGTGCTGTCCGATCAGCAGCTCGTCTCCGGCAACGACGACCCTCCGCCCCCGAACGCTGACGGCGAGAAGGAAGAGCCGGTCGAGAAGCGGGTCGAGGCGGCCAAGCAACTGCTCTACGGCAAGAAGTAGGAAGGAGGCGAACGAATGCCCTTTGGGGTCCAGACAGCGTGGCGGCGGCAGGCCCTCCCGAAGCCGGAGATTCTGAGCTACCCGCTGGAGACCAACGTCATCGACTCAGGCGTGCTCAATGCCACGGGGGTGACAGCCGACGCCAGCGGCCCCTATGCGGGCCGTCGTTATCTCCTTGCGGGGACGATCCTCAGCAAGCGCGTCGACAATCAGTACGAGCGCTTCACGGCTGCGTCCGGCCAGGCAGTGGCCGGGATTCTGTTCGACACGGTGGAGTTCGCGGACGCCTCAGATGCCAGTGACGAGCCCGCTGCATTCGTGCGGCGCAACGTCTCGTTCCAGGCGACGAAGATCGTCGACTACGCGACACATGGTGCGGCAGTCAGGGCGGCACTCACTACCTGCGAGTTCGTGTGAGGGTGTGAGGAGAGAAGATGCCGCCCAGCTTTGACATCTATGATCAGGCAGTTCTCACGGAGCTTGTCAACGAACCAGTCGACACCGCTCTGGAGCAGGCGCCCTATCTCGGCGAGCAGATCGCGCCTCAGAACAACATCCAGGCTCGCATGGCGCGCATGGATGTCGCCAACACGTACTCGTTCGGTATCGGCCAGTTCAAGGCGCCGAACGCCATGCCCGCCCTCGTCGAGATGCCGACCGTCGAGAGACGTGAGGCCCTCATCGAGCTGGTCCAACTGGAGGAGATGCACCGCATCAACTCCGAGCAGTGGCTGCGCCTGAACTCGAACGACGAGAACATCCGCGGCTCCGAGGGTCTGGAAGTCGTCGAGCGCGGCGCGATTCTCCGGCGGCGCCTGGAGCGCCTGTCGGAGTGGATGCGCTGGCAGGTGTTCCTCAACGGCACGTGCACGGTCACGTACCCGCGTACGAACAGCCAGCTCTTCATCGACTACGGCTGGCTGGCAGGCCACAAGCCGACCACGCTCAACCTCTGGTCGAACACGGCCACGTCGGATCCGGTCAAGGATCTGGATGCCTGGCAGCAGCAGATCGCCAACGACTCAGGTCATCTCGGCACGCGGATCCACATTACGTCGGCCGCGGCCAAGCTGGCGATCACCTCGGTCTCGCTGAAGACCTACTTCAACGTCGAGGCCAATCAGCCGTTCCGGGCCACGCTGTCTGAGGTGGGCGGACTGCTCGCCGAGGGGACGCAGTTCGTCGTCCATGACGCGGGCTTCCGGCCGATGGCCTCGGGCGCGGCGCGCACTCCGGCGTCGCACACGAAGTACCTGCCGGACAACATCGTCCTGATGACGACGGAGTACACCGTCGAGGGCGAGCGGATCGCCGATACCCTCAACGGCCAAGTCGAGATCTCCTCGGCCTACAACGACACGGACATTCAGCAGGGTCCGTCGAGCGAGGTCATTCTCGATCACATGACCAAGAACCGCTATCTCCGAGAAGCGGCAGCACGAGTCGTCCGGGTCATGCACCCGGAGTGCTTCCTGTCGGCGACGATCTCGGCGTAGGGGGGAGGTGAACGAAATGGCTGAGGCATACAAGGTCAAGCGAGCAGTGTCGATCCCGCGGCCGATCCATCAGATCGGCGAACGATTCGACGGCACACCGGAGTACGAGACCATCGGCGTCAACTACATCGAGGACTCCTACGTCCTGGAGTCCGAGATGACTCCTGATGTGGCTGAGCGCGCTTCCAGTGGCGATCTCGATCGGTTGCTGGAGCCCGCCTCCAAGGAGGACGCCGAGCAGTACCGCGAGGAGCAGGCCAACGTCTACTCGGTGTTCATCCCAGAGCACGAGGCCGAGGCGGTCGTGATGGAGGAGTACGGCCACGAGACCGTGCCGCGCGATCAGCTCCTGGAGCTGAAGTCGGCCGGTGCCGACGCTGCCAAGGACGCTCAGGAGGCCGCCAAGGGCGACGGTCTGGACGAGCGACCCAATCTCCACGCCCCCGAGGTGGCGAATCTGGCCGATGTCGAGCGCGGCGAAGTGGAGCTGCCCGGACCGGTCGGTGACACCGAGCACGTGGACGACGAGAAGCTGGTCGGAGTCGAGCAGCCGCCCGGTATCGCGGTCGGTGAGACCAAAGAGGCTGCCGAGCAGCAGCCGCCGGAGGCGCAAGTCACAAGGTCGTCGTCGCGCCGACGCCCGGCAAGGACCAGTTCGTCCAGCGGCGAGCAGGCCAGCAGCGAGCAGAAGTCCGACGACAAGTCCAGCGAGTCGCGGGCGAGTTAGGAGTAGGACGTGGCTGTGACGGGAGCCATCGCGGATGCCGCTCGATCGGTGCTTCCAGTGACGTGGGACGCGCTGGCTGGCGATTCGCGTTACGGCGATGGCTTCCTCGCGCGCAAGGTCGAGCTGGTGAAGGAGAACGTCTTCGGCGAAGTCATCCCGGAGGCCCAAGAGGACGACCACCCGCTGATCGTGCAGGACTATTGCGGCAAGCTGGTGGCCCTCACGCTGATCCCGGCGGGCATCGATTTCTGGATGAACGCCGAGATCACCGTCACCACGACGGGGACGCAGGAAGTCGCCGCCTACGTCGACCGTGCAGCCACGTTGCGCCAGCTCGGCCAGGATCTGCTGGTCGAGACGCGCAAGCTGCAACCGGACATCGAGGAGATCCTCGGCTTCCACCGGCAGCGTGCGACGCGGCGACCGCTCATCAGCACGCTGGACGAGGACTTCCTGACTCCTGATCCTCTGGAGTTCCCGCGCCCGTACGCGAGGACTGGTCGTTCGTGACGCTGATCCTCAAGAATCCGACGCTGGGGCTGGAAGAGGTTCAGCGCGCTGCCTTCTACATCCTGTTCGAGCGTCTCAACGACGCAATCGGACTGGTCGAAAGCTACTGGACCCCTCTCGACGAAGAACGTTCGATTCGTACCGGAATCCCGATACCAGCCACCACGCTTGAGCGAGTGCTGCCGGGAAACTTTCATGAAGGGCATCGGCCTTCGCTTCTGCGGGCGCCGATCGAGGCGTATCCCAATGTCGCTGTCATGGCCTTTCGAGCGACGCCTGGGCCGGGTAGTGACCTGTTCGATCACGTCGATGTCTACCGCGATCAACTCTGGATCGAGATGATGGTCAAGAGCCAGATAGATGAGGTAGAGACCAACCGTCGTGCCCAGCGCATGGCTGCGGCGGTCAACACGTGCATGATTCAGAACCAGTCGCTGGAGGGCATCGTGAGCGGCCTGGAAACTGGGCCGACTGCCGTCGTCTCCGATCTCTTCGTGAGAAAGGAGAGGACTTCGTATGGTGCTGAATGGTACTGGCAGGGTGCCCGGCTTGAGTACTCAGTTCGGAAGGAAACAGTGGTTCAGCCGCCACAGTTCTTCGATATCGACCAGGGGTGAGGAGACAGCTAGTGAGACCACGAGACAGTGAGTCCGGGTGTGCTTCCACGCACTCGGCATACGACAACAACGTGAAGGAGGTGAGCTAGAGCAATGACGGACTTTCATCGCACTGATGTAAACGACCGCAGCTTCATCCGCGGTGCGGCTCGCATCCTCGTGGCTCCGTACACGCACGCGCGACCCACGCGGATCTCCGATGTGATCGCTCTTGCGTCTGCCTCGGGGGTGGCCCTGTACGACGCGGCATCCGGCTGGACGGATCTCGGCGCCACGAAGACGGGCATCCAGATCACCGTCAACAACGCTGAAGAGTCCTTCGATGTCGACCAGATCCAGGGCGACATCTCCTCGGCGCCGACCAACTGGGAATGCTCGGTGGGCACGCAGCTCGCCGAGATGACACCGCAGCGGCTCCGCGTGGCCTGGGAGGGCTCGGCGATCACGACCGACGCCGGTCCGACGAGGCCCGAGGAGGAGATCGGCTTCGGCAACCCGTCGTTCTACACGCCGCGTCGACTCGCGGTTCTCTTCCAGCGCGCGGACGGCGACATCCGGGCCTACTTCTTCTGGAGGTGCCAGAAGACGCCTCAGGAGTCGTCGGTCACGCACAACAAGACCGGCGAGCAGATCTCCGTCCCGGTGCGCTTCAAGGTGCTGGCGGACACGACGCTCACCGATCCGTACAAGCGCTTCTTCATCATTCGCGATCAGGCGGTGGCCCCGTAAGCTGACCGCCAGTAGACTCCGCGTGAGTGGGGCACGCAAGGCGGTCCCGCGCTCACGGTCACTGACACCAAGGACCGATGGCGCCCGCTTTTGTTGACATCCACTCCGAGGCCGCTGGCAACAGTGGCCTCGTCGTGTTCTGATGCCGAACATCGAATTCGATGTCCGCGGCCTCGACTCGCTCCTGATCGAGCTGCAAGCCAAGAACGCTCACTTGGCTCAGGAGATCAAGGAGGTGCTCCAGGACGCTGGCGATGCGGCTGAGAGCGTCATGCGCGCTGAGGTCCCGCGCGATAGCGGCGCGCTCGCCAATTCGATCCGGCTCGGCCCCGTCGTCTACATGCCTGGCGGCTTCGGCGGTGGCGGCAACTACCAGATGGACCTGACGGTCGGCGAGGGCATTCCGTATCTCGCGGCGGTCGTCGAGGGCACCGGGATCTTCGGTCCGAGCCGCGAGCGCATCTATCCCTCGAAGGGCAACGTGCTCGCCTTCGAGGTAGGCGGTGAGATGGTGTTCACTCGCTGGGTCAGGGGCCAGGAACCGCAGGACGAGTGGATCATCAGTGCTCAGGAGACTGCCAATACAGTCGTGGCTGAGGGCCTACGGCGTATTGACTCGATGCACTGATACGTAATCGTACGATTGTATGGAGGAGCCAATGTCAGAGACTGCCGAGCGAGAGGTAGAGTTCACCGAGACCATAGAGGAGACCAAGCCGGATGCTCCTCCCCCTCCGAAGCCGGAGGCAGAAGAGGACGCTCTAGATCTCCTCCGCCCCAAGAAGGGCGCCAAGAAGTGGGTCTTCGGCCCCGAGGGCTACGAGCGCGAGTACGTCCAGAAGCCGCTCTCCTTCATCGCCAAGATGCAGTGGTTCTCGCTCGTCGGCACGGTGCTCGACAAGGCGATGAGCGGAACCAACGCACTCTCGCTCGGCAATCTCTTCTCGGCGCCGAACGTGCGCGGGCTCTCAGGCACCGATCTGAGCGACGCCGACACCTTCGTACAGGCCGTGGGCAAGCTGCTGGTCTACGCCCCGAACTTCCTGGAGGACTCGTACTGCATCTGGCTCAACGTGCCGGAGTACGAGCGCGACAGCTTCCGGCAGCTCATCGGGGCCACACCCGATGAGGGCGGGCTCTCGGATGACGACGGCATGGAGATCATCGAGATCTTCATCGACCAGAACTACGAGGCGCTCGATAGTTTTTTTCGCGAGAGGCTCCAGCTTCTGCGGAAGCGCGTGGATCAGCGCCGCAAAGCAGTGGAATCTCAGCGATCGAAGCGCTAGAGGACTACTCCGCGCATCACTCCGAAACTGTCGACGAGATCATCGAATGGCCTTGGAAGAGATTCGACCGGTTCTACGAAGCCTTCTTCAAAAGGCGACTGGTCGAACAGCAAGAGCGCAAGCGCGACGGCATGATCACCGCGCTATGGGCAAACTCAAACTTCGACGACGACAAAGGGACTCGTAAGCAAGCAGTCAAAGATCTAGAGGACTCGTACGCCGAGGTGATTCGCATCATCAAGAGCGGCAAGTCCGAACAAGACGAGCATATCGATCCTGACAATCCCTTCTTCCGTCCGATCCTCAAGCAGCAGATCGAACAACCACCTCTCACGCACAGAGATGGCACAGTCAGAGAAGCACTCGACTACACGCGCGACATAGATCAGAACTAATGGCCGACGAGCGACATGTCATCGAAATCATTCTCAAGGCCCGAGATGACACTGCTGCTGCGTTTGCCAAGGCCGCCGCCGAAGTCGAGGCGCTCCAGGCGTCCATGCACGGGCTGGAGCTGGAGACCCAGCGCGACATGGAGCGCATGGTCGGCTCTGTCGAGGACGTTCGCAAGGGTGTCCGGCAGCTCCGCGACGAGACCGAGAAGGGCGGGCTGGCCACCGAGATCCGCAAGACGGACAAGGAGGCCAAGACTCTCGGGCGCACGATGCAGGAGGTGGGCGTCGAGATCGATCAGGCTCGCCGCAAGGCCGAGCCGATCCGCAAGCAGATCACCGATCAGGAGGGCGCGCTCAAGGCCGTCAACGGTCAGATCACGCGCCAGACGAATCTCGTCGAGCGGCTGGCTGAGAAGTTCGAGAAGAACAAGAAGGCGACGGCTGATCAGAAGAAGGAGCTGGACAGCGCCAGGGATTCGCTCTCGAAGCTCACGGTCGAGGCCAGTAAGTACCAGGAAAAGATCAACTCACTCTCGGCCAAAACGGCGATCCAAGAGCATGACGGCCTGCTCAAGCGGATGGACCAACTGAGCCAGCGGCTCGCCAAGCTC